GAAGAGCTGCGTGTCCGGCATTACTTCAGGTATGCGGATGACCTGGTGATTTTATCAGATTCTAAGCCATATCTGCACTGGCTGCTTGGTGAGATCAGGAGCTATCTAAAGGATCAATTACACCTTACCGTAAAGGAAAACTACCAAGTATTCCCAGTTGATGCCAGAGGTATTGATTTTGTCGGATATGTATTCTATCATTCGCACACCAGGCTAAGAAAAAGCATCAAGAAAAGTTTTGCCAGGGCAGTGTCCAGTGGCAAAAACAGGCAGAGCCTTGCATCTTATGCCGGATGGGCAAAGCATTGTAATTCCATTAATTTACTCAGAAAGCTAAATTATGAACCAGTTCAGCCAATTTAATATTGAAATCAAGAGGAAGGGATTTGAAGGTGACAAGATCAAGATGGCTAAGGTCCTGAATCGTGAAATCGTAGTGCATGATTTTAAACTGGAGGATAGCAAAGTATTTCCGGATAGGGGAACAGGCAAATGTTTACACATGCAAATATCATTAAATGATGTAAAGCATATTGTATTTTCCGGCGCCGTAGCATTAATAGAAGCTATTCAACAAATCCCCGAAGAGGATTTTCCTTTCAGTACCGTTATCATTGAGGAAAACGACAGGTTTAAGTTCACATAAAAAAAGAATTATATTTACTAACTAAAAATTTAATCCAATGGACACACAAACTAAAAGAAAAATTAACAAGATTACCTACAGCATCATTTTTGGCATTTTGCTGATATGGATTGTAGTAGGAGTAGCTACCTGTGGCGGTGGCGATGATAAGGAAAAGATAGTTAAATCTGAGGTTACAAATTCCAGGGGCTGGCAGATTGCCAAAAGTATGGTGAAAGATAAACTAAAAAGCCCATCGACTGCGGACTTTCCATATGCGGAAGATGGATATAAAATTGAAAAGGATTCCGTCATCATTATTCAAGGACATGTTGATAGTCAGAATAGCTTTGGCGCTATGATAAGAATGAATTTTGTAATAAAGATGCAATACACGGGTGGGGATTGGGCTGATCGACGAAACTGGCAGGAATTAGATTTCGTCAATTTGTGACGGAAAAACAAAAGACCCAGGTGATTAGCCTGGGTCTTTTCGTTTATACCATTTCGTTGACGTCACCAAAATGGTAGTTTACGATGGCGGTATCTCCGGTACCACTATGACCGATGCAGTAGCATGGCTGGCCGGGCTTGGCTGCTCGATATAAGTGAGCGTAGCCACATTCGTATGGCTTCCCAATTCATTTACCAACGCTGTGATATGCAGCGTTTTTGTTTGACCGGCAGTGACGGTACCAACGGTCCAAACACCACCAGCATAAAGCCCATCATCTGACACAAATGTAAACCCTGCCGGTAACACATCAGTTACCAGGGCACCTGTGCCGCTCTCAGTACCTATGTTTTCTACGGTCAAAGTAAAGATCACATTAGATCCAACCAGTGGAGTGAGATCATTAACACTCATGCCCATCACTAGGTGACTTTTATTAATATTTTCCCTGATAGTGATCGTCGGCACCGTAACGATATCATACTGCTTCATGGCGCTCTTATCCCTGGCACTGCAAGCGTAGATCATATTAAGCACCTTCAGCCCGTCAGAGCGCTTCTCAGTGCTTGTGCTTACCCTTGTGAGCCGGTTAAAGGTAAGTCCGTCGCTGAAGCCTTGCATCTTGGAGTGGATGGTGGTGACCATAGCCAGGGCATCCATGGCTTTGCCAAAGGTATCATAGGCATTGTCCTGGGTATTGCTATGGGTCTGGTTATAGATCCTGAAGGCGATCCTTACGTTAACCTGTACCGCACCGTTCTGCATGCGCTCACCTGCATCCACCCAGTCGATGTTCGGGAAATCCACAAACACTGCCGGGAATGGAAACGGGTAATTCTGTTCCGGGTTGTCGAGCTGTCCTGAGTCCAGGTCGATCCACTTCACTCCGGGAAGATCCTGCTTGATCTTCGCCCTGATTGATTCATATAATACGTCGATCATTGGAATACCTTATTAAGTTCACTGGTAATCATTGCGAGGGTTTTGCGGTCAAGCTCACCGGACTGGCCCATATATTTACGTTGCGGGATATTGATGTTCAGCGTTGACTGCTTGGTCAGTGCCAATCCTTTCCACATGCCCGCCTGACCTCCATTTGCAGAACGGTTCGACATGGCCCAGGCAAACTTGCGCATCTTGTCTGTCACCTTTGGATGTACGGTACCACCTTCATTGTGGATCCTGGCATAAGGGACCATGCCATCACCGGCCACGATGGTCACGCTGTTGGCTGTCAGGTTGGTTCTGCGTATGGAGCGCTTGAGTGCACCGCTGACAATCATCAGCGATCCACGCCCTGCATTCTTACGCGCTGGCCAAGCCTGTAGGCTCTCATCCATGAAACCTTTCTGGCGGAATGACTCTTTGAAATGCCGCTCAGCCAGGTTGCCCATCTTGGCGGGTATGTTCCTGAAGGCCGTGCGCACCTGGCCGATCTTCATCTTCTTATTCCAGTCCAGGTTATTTGCTGCCATAGCTCTTATAGATTAGTAGTCCACTCCGGTTGGGTACTTCCTGTTTCATACGCGACCAGGAAGAGATCCTGCGACCTTCTTCCATATCCACCAGGGTGGTGACCATCATGGTTTCATTCTTGTAATACCGGATGTAAATCTGCTTGTACGCGTTATTTTCAAGCGGAATCAGCCACACTTCATCCGGCTTATCGACAACCTCTCTCAGGTACATCCATAAAGCGTGGCGCTGCTCCTGAGGTGACACAAATGATCCGGATGTCTGTCCGATCACCGTCTCACGCTGGAGCCCAACAGGCCGCTGGGCATAGTCTTGGAACACCTTGAACTTCTTTCCATTAATATCAACGGCCACCTTGTCAAATGCTTTCAGTATCGACTCCTGGCTCATTTCGCTGATGACTATAGAGTGGTGCTTCAGCGTGGCCTTCAGGGAATCAGCCATCGGCAGGTTGATATCGTTAAAGGTCAGATCGTACAGGTCCTTAGTGGTAGCCTGCTCAAGCTGCTGTGCATAGATGCGGTTCAGGTCGAAGATCTCGCCGGTCTCAGCCGGGTTGCGGTCAAAGCCATACTTCTGCATTTGGTCCCATGCTTCACCCATCAATCCCTTGCCTTCGCTACCGGTGGTGATGCCAATGCCAGCGGCTTCATCACTGTCGATCTGCACCATTTCACAGCGACAATTAAAACCATTAGGCGGGTATATGGCCGACAGCTCCGGATCATTGATGCCGAATACCTTGCCATCCAGTACAGCATGCTCTTCTCTTACTTTGTCATCGCCTGCCGTCTGGTATTGCAGGTATGGGAACACGGCAGCTTCAGACAACTGGTTTAAGTACCTGGCTGAATTCTGCCCGGTGGCCACCGCCAGGTCATACTCAGTCCGGAGGTGATGAGTCTTGAACGTGCCGATGATATCCTTGGCCTTATCCTTAAACTCCTGTAAGCCGCTGCTCTGCCTGAGTGCATTGTTCAGCTCCACGATCTCGGCAGTATTCTTATTAAAACCGAAACGGTTCAGGTTGATCTCCATCATGCTATAGGCCAGGTTGTCCGCGCTTGCATAATCATGTGCTGTGGGGCCGAAACCTTTCAGCAATGCTTTGGCAAGCTGGTCGGTGTCCTGGAACATGGTGTCGGGATGATAAGGGATGTTCTCCTGGTCAAAAAGCTTCTTGACCAGATCATTATCAGCTTTGGAAAGTTTCACCGGGTCGGCTGCCTGGATTAGCCAATACTCCCTCACACTGTGGTGATCAGCGTGAGGGCTCGTCGGAGAAAAAGTCAACCAGTTTCTTGATCAGGCTATTTTTGACCGGATCGGTTGCAGTCTTTTCAGCCAGCTTCTTGATCTGCTCATAATTGTCAGGCTTAGGCACTCCGTAAGTTTCATAGAAGTACTCGTCACTAACCGGTACCTGCTTGGCAATATCGAGATCCATTTTCAGCCGGTCCTGCTTGGCTATATTTTCCTGTTCAGGATAAACAAACTTTCCATTACCAACAGGATAGCCGTGCTTGATCAATAGCGGCTTGAGCTTATTGTTAAGGACCTTCAGGATGAACTTGCGGTCATTCAGGTAGATGGCATCTTCTACATCCTTATGTACTTCGCCTAGGCTGCGGGCTCCCTTATCACCCTGGGTCATGGTCAGGGTCTGGCCAACGATGATGGTAGAGATCTCTTCGTTGCAAGCGTTACGCAG